GAGGACTACGAGAAAGAGTTGGATGAGTTACAGAATATATTCGATAACCAAGAATCCTTACCGGCGTTCCTCGTAGATGCGCAGTTAAACACCGGCGTTAAAATTAAGTAGGTAAAACAATGAAGTCTATCGTAAAAACCCCAGCCACCATAAGGGAAGTCCGCTATGTGCTTAAACCAGCTTTTGACCGGTTCGCGTTTCAAAAGGGGAAAGCGGGAGCAAACAGTCTTTGTAAGGCTTGGTCTACCGCCGTTTCCAAAAACAAAAGAGCTCAGCAAGAGACACCTACCTTACGAAATCATTACTGTCCTTAACTTGACGTAAAGTCTTATCGGTTAATATATCACACCCCTCGAAATTCTCAAGGGGCTTCTTGGCGTTTCCGTTAGCTTTTGCTACAGCCCAGGTGAATGTACAAGGGGAAACAAGGATACGCTTAGGGCTCCTTGCGGGCATCGTCACGGAGCAACTCGCTAAGAATATCATCAGTAGACTTGGCAAGATTATCTTTTTCAATTTGTTCAAAATCTTTAGCGTCCTTTAACGCCTTATCTTTTAGGTCGTTAACAACTTTGTTTTTACCAGCAAAATAAGCCATCAGGGGTACTGACAGCTTATCGAGTAGAATCTTTAACACTTCTAAAAGGAAGCTTAGCAAAGGAGCTATGCTTTCGGTTTAGTGTCGGCTATCGCCTGGAGAATGGCCTCAAGAACTTTATCGTCTATTTTATTTTCTGTTTTAGCTACCAGATCTTTGATTTTACCCAAAGCCAGTGTTACGACAGAGCCCAAAGCTGCAGCGATGGCCGCAACGATTTCTACGGAGAGATTATCCAGCATTTATATTGTTTTCCTTTTCTATCGAGGTTAGACGATTCATCCAACCTTTGAGGGAACCCCCGTGGGTCTTAGGGTCTTTCTTAGCGAGATCCTTAAGGAATTCCTTTCTTTCGTTTAAGTAGGCTTTCTTCAACTCTGAAGAACCAAACTTTTTAATGTACAAATTAACTTTACCTAAAGTCTCGGGTCCGAGGGAACCATCTACGGGGGCTCCAACGATTTTCTGCAAACCCTTTACGGCTTTCACAGGGCCTGAGTTCACACTGTAGTCAAAAGCCAAATGTTGGATATCTTCTGGGAGAGCGTTCAAACCAGGCTTTTCGTAGTATTTGACTTTATACAGCTTCTTAGCGTCTTCAGGCGTGAGATCCTTAAGGGTTTCCTCAGTATAACCCAGTTGGCGCAACTCTTTTTTGTTGTCTCGCCAAGTCACACCACGCATAGTGGGGCCACCTTGATCTACAGTAAAGCCACCTTCCAAACCTAAAGTTTTGTCTGCAAAATCATCGAAAGTCAAAGACGTAGGGTTTCCCAGATACTTGTTTAAAATAGAACGGTAATCAATAGAGCCTGTGTCGGAATCCTGAAGGGTTTGAGAGGGGGCCTTAGGGGTTTCTGTTTGAGCTTTGTCGAAATAAGCTTTAAAAATATCCTGAAGCACAGGGTCGTCTATTTTATTCGTCATTATCTGTTTCTTCCAAGTCGAAAGTAAGCTCCAGAATTTCTTCAACACCGGCATTATCATTGGCTTGTTCAACTACTAAACGGATCTCAAAACTGTCGTCTTGAATGAAAGCAGAGACCAGGTGTTGGATGTAAAGGTCGAAGTCAACAACGTTTGTATCTAGATAATAAGAGGGGTACTTTTTAATGAACACTTTAGAGCCTCCTAGGATACGTTGTAGAGGTTACTTACAGACTTTACCGCCCTTCCTGTAACCACCGTTAGTGGGTACCTTAGCGCCTTTAGGGACTTTCTTTTTAGAGGCTTCCCCATCTTTAATCATCTTGTCTGAAGGGATGTTAACGGGTTTTTCTTTAGGCTTCTCAGGGGTTTTCTTAGCCATGTATCTATTTCTTCTTTTTATTAAAGGCTGCTACGCCTTTCTTATCTGCGGCCATATCTTTCTTAGAGCCTTCTTTCCCGTGGGCACCCTTGGCGTCTGCCTTAGCGTCCTTAGGGGAGTTTTCCCATTTGTTTAAAGTCATTTTTTTCTTTTTAGCCATTGAGGGTGTACCTACTTGTTTACCTATGGAAGACCTAGAGATTGTCATTAGATGGTCTTGCCTGATTTGTTTCGTTTGCCTCTGTTGGCTTTTTTAGTTTCCATTTTGAGGTTTGATTTTGAGTTATTTCTAGGATTAGAATCCTGGTGTCCGACATCTTTACCGTCACCCTTGTGGGCTTTACCGGCTTTGACCATTTCGGCACGAGCCTTGTTCCTAGCCGCTCGGTTTTTAATTTGCTCAGGCTTACCTTGGTACTCTTTATAGTGCTTTTTCAGCTGTTCTTTAGTTCTATTAGGCATCTTGACGACTATTCTACAGGGTCAGGATCTACTGAAGGAAGGGTTACAGATCTCTTTTGGACCTCCCCTAGGGTTTCCTTTTTGGGCACTTTGGTTTTGAAAAAGCTGGTAAAACTAAAGTCCCTTTGGGGTCTTGTCATGTTGGAAAACAAATGTCCTACTAATCCATCATCGTACACCTGGTACTTGATATCAAAATGTGGGGAAGAGAAAAGATTTTCAAAATCCTGGGCTTGAGCCATAAGCTCCCCTGTGGTGTAGAACTTTTTAAAAGCGGCAATTTTGATAACAGTGTTTTCAGGCATAGCCTCAGAAGTTTCTTGGACTTTGTCTTCCAGGAAAGCCTTGTCAGCCTCCGATAACTGCGTTAAAGGAAGCTCTACGGGAATGTACTTCTTTCTGTCTTTTTTGTCTCTCTCCAGCAACTGTGCTGGTGTAGGGTTATGGATACAGGAGTCAAAACCCACCAAGGTGATGTCGCGTATGCCCAAGGCGTGAGCTATGGCTACACAGCGAGTCCCACTGGAAGTTCCCCCTGAGATAATAGGTTCTTTAATCATGTGTGCGAATTCTTTTATGGCTTCCACTTCAGTGTGCCAGCCCATAACCCTAGCACCGTTATCCATCAAGTATTTCGCGTAGCCTGGGTTAGCCATTGAGGCAACCAGGAAGATGGTTTTAGGGGGAATGGTTTCAAACAAAGAAGCGCGGTTAACCCCGTGGGTGCTTTCACCGTTAAAGTCACGACCATCCAGAATGACACAGAAATCTGGCTCGATACCCATAGCTACCAACCTAGGCAGTGAGTGCTTGACGCAAAAAAGAATGAAAGGACGACTGGGGTTGGCCATTCGCTCCTTTAGATTCAACTCTGTTGCGTACTTCTCTAAAGAAGGACCTGCAGAACAGATGATGGCTTCGTAGCCGTTAGGGTAAAACATACGATCAAACCAGGTGGGAATAGTTTGCAGGTTCTCTTTAATGTTGTTCACGGTGTCTTCTTTGGAGACAGCTAAAACAGCGTTGACTTTAACAGGTAGAAAATTAGTCATGTGGGTTAATTACCGATGTGTCGTATCTGGTATCGGGTTTAATGGCCTCGATACGGAAGTCCCTAGAGGGACCCATGTGGGTTACCGGTGCAGCTTCTCGTATACGTGTAAAGCCACAACGTTCTAGAACAGGTGCCAAGGTTTGGAAAGTCCAACCCCAGCGGTGAATCATGTAAGGTCTATTTTCAAATTGCTCACCGTAGAGACCCATGAGACCCAAACGGTCAATCATCTTTAAGTCCCTGGAAGTGTGAAGTTGTAGAATGTTAATAGCGCATTTAACAACATCTGGCATTTCAAAGGCCACCGAACCTCCTGGCTTTAAGATCCTAAGCCACTCTTTAAGGGTTTTGTCTAAATCATAAACCGGTATGTGCTCTATGACATGCGAGGAAAATATGTGATCAGCGTAGTCGTCAGGTAAGTCAATAGCTCTTAAATCCGACTCTAGAAAATAAGGGTATTTGTGGGCTTGTTTATTAGGGATATCTTCAACGGTGCGTGGGTCAACAAGTTTAAGGTTAACCTCAGGGGCTACAATGTCTACGTTGATCCATTGCTGCATGATGTCGGAACCTTTAATTTTGTTTCCACAGCCGAGGTTTAGGTTAAGCATAATCTTTAATTTTTCCTAGTTGTTTAAATACGTCGAGCCATTTGTCGAGAATAATTTGGTCAGAGTGATGTCTGTCTATGTATGAGTAAGATAAGTTTGTGCAAGACACGTCAGCCAACGAGGTCACTGTATAGTCAAGGCAATCTTTAAAGTCTTTTCCTATGACGCCTACAGTGTTTACGAACAAGTGTAAGTGTCCATAGATATCAGTGTTGTCTACAATAACCTTGCAACCAGCATTCAACGCGTCCAAGGCTCTGTTGGGTGATTTACACTTGGATTTTTCGTCTAGCTTGGTGGGAATAAGCACGATGTTAAAGTCAGCTATCATGGATTCAACTACACCTACACCCCACTTTACATAGTCGATGTTCGGATGGTTTAGTTGTGCATCACAAACAGCCGTAATACGGTAAGGGCACTCATTGGCCCATTTCAATAAAGGTAAAGCGTTCGATTGGTGCCCGAACCAAAGGATTTTAGGCTCACTGTAATCTTTGTTCTCAGGTTTAATCCTGGGGAAAGTCACAGGGTCAGGGATGATGACTGCTAGTTTTCCCGTTTGTTCGTAAATCCTTGTTTGCATGTTTTCAGTGTTACAAACAATAACATCAACCCTTTCACACATATCCCGGTAATAATCCCCTTCCGGTCTATCGAAGTAATCGTCACAAATATCAAAAACAGTGGAATAGCCAAAATCTTCGGCAGAAGCAACAGAAAGAAAATTACCACTGCGGTCAAAGTGCTTAGAAAAGATGTTAACGTCACTGTCTGGATTTGCCTTTCTATCGGTTGTTGCCGCGATGTTATCAGTGTATTTGTTTAAAAGCTCTACTGGTTTCAAGCAGCGGTATCTATGAGACGCTAAATGGGAGCCCGCTTGGGAGACAAAAGTGACTTTCATTAAAACTCGCTGTCTATCAGTTTACAGGCGTCAAAGCGAATGTTGTAAACAACGGAGCGTAGGAAATCTTCGTATTCGCTTAACCACATTTCTGCGTGTAGGCAATCCCGCATGTGGGGGAACCAGGGACCTCCGTTTGTGTAGTGCAAAGCTTTAATCCTTTCTTTAGCCAGGTGATTCTCAGAGTGACCCGCCACAAAGTGCCAATCCTCAGGCAACCCTTCAACTTCTGTGGGTTTTAACCAAGAAAACTGATGGAGGTTTCGCCCAGTTTCAAAACGGACCAAATCAACAAAATCTACACTCTTATTCGAATCAGAAGTCATTTCTAAAACAAACATAGCTGACCAAAGCTTCTTGTTGTATTGCTCCTGTTTCATACCATCCATTTTAATGGTGTTCTCGGGTTTGTAATCGTGTTTTACGCACCAAAGAGCGGAGGTGGAAGTTCTGTGCTGTTCAATATACTCGAACATCTTCCCTATGTCGGTAGTCCAAATAAAGTCACAGTCAACAAACATTACCAAGTCGCTCTTTGTAGGATCTTCTAGACGTTTCCAAAGCTCGCCGATTAAGAACCTGGTGTGGGAGAATTGCGTAGAGAAAGGTCTACCGTCTACCAGATCAACGTACTGACCGTTGGCTTCTATTTTCCACTCTCGCGTAAACAAGCCTTGTGAACGAAGATCCCTGTGACAAAGCTTGTGGACTTTAATAGGAACTTTAGCGTATTTCTGAAGGGTAAATTTGGCGACTTGGTAAGCGGTAGGTTCGCGCTCATCAAATCCTACGTATATGTGATAAGTCATTTTAGATTGAGGTTTACAGACAGCGGGGAGCTATCGAGAGTCGTAAACCAAAGTATGCGGGGTAGGCGCTAAGAAGTCAAGGAATTCTTGGTTAAAATCTTCTGTTTAAAGTAGGAAGGTGGGGTGGCTTCTATTTTCTTTAAAGCTTCAGCACAAGTGTCCAGGCTTTCTTTTAAAACCCTTTCAAACTCCTTTTCCATCCCTTTAAAATCCTCTTGTTCGTAAAGATTATTCTTCGTCAGCATCGAGTTTCTCAATCAAACGGGTCATCACACGTGTGTTGTTCTCGACTGTTAAAAGAAACTTGTTACTTAAAGCTTCCAGTTTGTCTAAAAGGACTTCCTGTTTGGCCCAGAGGGTTTGGACAGTTTTAACTAAAACAACGATGACCAGAATAAGGAACCCTACAAAAGCCCCGTATTCACTAATTATTTTATCTATATATTGATCCAAGTCGCTTAGTTTCCTGTCGTTTTTTTCAGGGCTTCATAGCGACCTGTGGCTTTTGCAGCCTTGTTTAATTCTCCGTATTGTACCCCTCCAGCCAAGCGCTGAGCAACAGCCTCGTTGACAGAAGAGAAAAAAGATCCTATATCGTAAGGTACGTTTTTCTTAGTCAGGAACTCCTGCAAATCAGAAACAACATCCGAATATTTTTGAGCCCATTTCTTGGCTTCCTCGGGGTTACCCTCTTGGTACGCCCTGAGCTCCCTCGTGCGGTAATTCTTTGCTCTGGCTCTGAATTTATCCATTGCTGGCTTGTAACGACCATTCTCAAGGGTAGCCCAGTAGCGCTCGTCTCTGGCGTTTGCAACCGTACCGGAACCAATACCCATAGCTCTAAGAGCTATCTGATCCGGTTCCGCACGGAGATCCTCAGGAGTAACCAGCTGCTTACCTTTACCGGTAACAGCGCCTTCGTCGTAGTACGTATAAGCTTTTAAAAGGTTGGAAATAGCCATAGGAGTAATCATCGTACCTATCTTAGCCGTGCTTTCGTCTGTGTTGTAGGCTTTCCAGGCTTGTATACCTTGCGTCAGCATAGAACCTTGAACACCTGCCAACTCCGTCATATCCCCTTGAACACCCATCGCAGCCAATATCACGTCTTGACCAATTAAAGGTAATCCGATACGTTTGGATACGTCGATGTTGGTTAAAGATCTAAAGATACCGTTGGTTACAAAGCGGCCAGCGACAGGGCCCCCAGTGGCTTCCGCCAGAGTTTCCTGCATCAATTGATTGAGATCAACATCTTCACCTTCTATTCCTGCGTAGGCTTCTTCAGCCAACTCCTTGAACAGGTCAGCTCCTGGAAGACCCATAAGGCCAGCAAAAAGGAACAAAGAGGCGACAGTCGTAGCAAGAGCTTTCTTGCCTTCAGGACCTCTACCATACATCCTGGCGAGAAACTCAAGAGCTTGCTGAGGGTAGGTCTGAAAAGGAAACACAAAGGCACCTAGGCCACCTCTAAGAACATCAGAGCGACCGGTTTTACCAAAGACTGCGTGAGCTTCGTCTAGACCAAAAAGAACTACGTCATCTATAAGGGGAAGACCAGAGATCTTTCTTTGTGCTTGAAATCGGTAATCCTGAGCAAGAACATTAGCAGCCTTTTGAAGAGCCTGTGGATTCTCCTGAAACATCTGGTAGTGAGCGTTGGCCGTAGCAAATCTTGTTGCTTGCTCCATAGCTGAAATAGGTATACCCAAATAGTTGGTTACCTCGTTTAATTTTGTCTTAGCTTTACCGCCAATAGTTTTGTCTTTGAAAGAAGCTTTCTCTGTGGTGTCGTAGCGATATGTGCCTGTTTGCTCTTCCAAGAAAGCGGCACCTGTACGACCAGCCTTAAACATACGCTTGTTAAACTCTATTTGCTTGGACGTGTACTTGTGTTTATCTCTCAAATCGTCCAAAAACTTTTGTTCATCAACTCTAAAAACCAAAGAACCGTTCTCTAGTTGATACGCGTTTTTATTCGTCATAGCTGACATGGCGACTTTAAAATTATTCGAAATATAGCGCATGTTCTTTATCGGATTAGGGTTGTACTGCGTCATCGAGCCTAACGTTGTTGTCGGAAGGGTCATAATCTGCAGAGCTGCTGAAGACAGGTTACCGCCCATAGTCCAGACAAAGTTAAGCGCCCTGATCTCCTGGAAGGAGTCAAAGGGGGAGGATGTATAATCTACATACTTTTGTATCTTTTCTTTAATGTTTTTGTGGTTGTCACCCAGCTCGTTTTGAATACGGTTGTTGTATTCTTGCATCATAGGTGCGTATTTCTGCTTGGCGAAGTAATGAGCGCTGGACGTGGCGTAGGAGCTTAGAACCCTGTCCCAGTCTTGCGAGTACCCTGGAATGTTCTCAGAAGGCGCGAACCTACGGGCAAACCCCTTAAACTTCACATCTCTTTCAAGTTGCTCTTTGATTTGTTGATACGCTTTCTCATCTTTGGCAGAACCCAATAGACCGCTTAAAAGTTCAAACGTAAGCTGGCTTTCACCAATCTTGTCGTAGACATTGGCGTAAGTCATCTCGAAACCATCATAAACAACATAATCGTTGTTATCACGGTAGTCCTTAAGGGCTTTCTGTACGGCTTCGTATTGTTGTCTGTTATACCGGCCAAAATGCTTACCCTCTTCAACCTGTGCATGGTACACGGGTTTGGCATCCGGCTTCACTTTGCCAGACTTGGTTATGTTGTCTTTCAGGTGTACGGTGAAGCCGTACGTTCCAAAACGCATGTGAGGGACAAAAGCTTTAGATCGCATACGCTCGATGTCTTCCAGGTTTTGCACTTGGTCCTGGATGAAGTCACGGTCCTTTGCCGACATTTGGTCATTATCGAGCATTTTAAAAGCTTCTTTCTGAATAGCTTGAGGAGACATTTTTATAGCGCCTGGGATCAGTTTTTCCAAAGCGGCGCGGGACATCATCTCGGCATCGTTAAGGGGTTCCTTAAGGTACCTGTCAAGATCTTGAATAACACCCAACATACGCTTGTCTTTAATCGCCACGATTTGACCATCTCTTTCAAAAACCAGGGAACCATCTTGATCGTAACTAAAGTTTTGACCGGTCATTCTTAAGTGGTCAATCACAGAACCAGCTTTAACGCGTACTTGCGCTTCGCGCTCAGAGAAGTATCTTTCGCCCATCTCGCGGTATTTGGTCATCAAGTTTGACTGCATATCTTCCTGCGTCCTTTTGATCGCAAAGACAACACCGGCAACAGGGTTAACCGAGGCTAGGTGTGCAAAAGAAGAAAGAAATCTTTGGTACAAACCTAAATCTTTATTAGATGCCTTTTCTTCATCAAACCTATCTTTGGCAAATTGTTCAAACGCATCGTCTTGATCCTTCCAGTGACCTTCTTGGAGTTGATCGGAAAACTTTTGTAACCTGGCTTCCCTGATGGCTTTTACACCGTCCGCAGCAGCTTGTTTAGCCGACTGATCCGCAGTGTCGAACAGATCTTCCAAGGACTGAAGACCTTGCAGCTTCATCTTTCTTTGAACATCTTTAAGTGTTTTTAACGCCTTGTTAAACTCTCTTTTCAGTTTCTTAGGAACGTAAGGTAGTTTTACACCTTTACGTTTTGCTTCGGCGTATTCAGCGAACTTGTTAGCGATAATCTCACGGCGACCCTCAGGAGTTTTCGCCCAGGCTTTTAGGGTATTCTTAAGGTCTCCTGAGGCTTTCACCACAAGGGGTATTGATTGATCAACAGCTTCTGCGTCAAAGGAACCTTTATCCGCCAAATAATTCCAAGCCTCTAGGAGAGGTGTTTCCAAGTTGATAAAATTTGAGGGGTCGTTGAAGTTTAAAGCTGCAGACATCAAATTAGCTTCTTGCACGGTTTCCACAGGGGCTACGGGGTTACCGTTCTGGTCTAAAGTCTCGGGTACGTTAAAAGACACATTATCAGCTTTAATGCGGTTTAAAGAACGTATTGTTTCTTGAACCTGCATTTGAACCGCTTGCTGACTTTTTCTTTTGTCGGCTTTAACCTTTAACTTCGAGGCGTTGTTGTTTATTTCAACTTCAGGAGCCACGGGTGTCTTTGGTTGTACGGGTGTATCCGCTTTAACCAAGGGTACTGGCTCTGTATACGATTTACGCATAATGGCTCCAGCAATATCTTCTTTGGTTCTTGTGACGTTGGACTTGGTGTCAGAAATCTCGCTTTCGGGAACACCTTTGGATCTCGCTATTTCAATAAGCTGAGGTTTGGTGTAAGTCAAAAGGTCTTTAAACTTTTTGTTTTGAACCTTCATGTCTTCAGCTATAAAACCTGGAAGCTCAGAAATAGAGGGCTCATTCGGCGCTTGAGCTGGTGTATATTTATTTTGTCTTTGTTTCACTTGCGCTTGTGCAGTGACCGCAAGGGCTTCCCCTGTGGACTCTAAAGGCAAACTTTGGATTTCAACCTTAAAAGGCTTTACGGGTTTTGCGATAAAAGGGGATTGCGGGGCAATGATCTCAGCCAGGCTCTTTGTCGCTGCGTCTGTTTGAACCTTATTTAGGTCAACATCACCTATTGGTGTTTTGTTTTGGATTTTGACTCTTAAGGGAGCCGTAGGGGTTAACCCCGAGGAATTCTTAAGGTTCATCTGCATGTGGGCCTGAAGGTTTTCCTTGGCTACCCCTGAGAACAACGACTGGTAACCGAGCCGATTGTTCTCCACACGATCCAGCATGACGTTGGCTGCTTTGATCTTCTCTTCAGCTTTAAAGGCATCAGGAGAAAAGCCGTTATTACGAAGAACCGCATCAGCAGCCTCCGGTGTGTCGATAATGGATGATTTTGGAGCTTGCTCTTTTAAAACGTCTTCTCGGATAACCTCTTCCAAACCCTTTTTGGCTTTCTCGGGAAGACCTTTAGGAATCCCCGAAAGACCGGAATAAAGACCGGATGCTGATCCGAAACCGCCACCTTGTACAGCGGCTGCAATGGCAGAATCGAGGTATTCGTTAGCGGCTTCTTCGGAAGTAAAAGGATTGACCTCCAGATTGGCTGCAGAACGCTCCAGGGCTTGCTGTAGGACCTCTCCAGGTACCCCTACAGCTATCGCTTCAGAGACCTTACCCATGACGTTCTTGGCGACACCAGGGGCCACATTCTCAAAGACCTTCTCTCCTACGGCTGTTAAGCCAGTCTTCGCCAGGACCCCACCTAGGACCGCTTCTACGGCTGCTTGCGGGACTGCGAGGACTGCGGCTTTTGGGAGGTTTGGTTCTTGTCCTTCGTCGAGTTGTCTGGAAACATTAAAACCGGTAAAAATAGGCAAAGCAGCCAGAGTAGCACCGACACCAAAGCCTCCAACCTTGGCGACCAGTTCGGCAACAGGGTGGGGAAGATTAGGAGCAATAGTAGCGCCAGCGACACCACCTGCCATAATAGCCGCCATTTGCGGAGAATTGAGACCAATCTGTTCTTTGGCGTAATCAAGAAATTTACCCGCTCCTTCAGGGATAGAATCAGCTTTTAAAATATCACGCCAGTCTGTAGCGTTTACCAACAGCTGTCCAGCTTTTTCTTTTTGCTTTTGAAACTCCTGCGTGGCTAGGGCTTGCTCTTCGCTATCACCAGTCAACTCATTCCAACCGGCGTTTAAAGCAGCGCCAGCACCGGAAAGACCAGCAGCGCCAGCCCTGACAGATTCCCAAAAGGTTGGAGAGGCAGCACTAGGCTGCGGTGTGGGGGCTAGTTGCGCGAAGTGCTGCGTGGCAAACGCCTCAACTTGCTCAGGGGTAGCTCCTTCGGGGCCCTCGAACTTGTAAATCTTTGAATCGGGACCTTGTACTTTGTAGATCGGCATTTGATTATTCTTCCGTGCCTATGAACTTGAACCCGCCGGGAGTAGAAGGTGTCACGTTGGCTAAGCCAGCATCTTGTGACTTTGTTCCTACTATTGCTTGAGCTTCAACCAGTGATTCTTTTTGCATTCTATCCAAATCTTCTTTCGAAATAGTCATACCGGCACGTTGTTCAATTTTCTTTTGCAAGATCTTGGCTGCAGCAGACGACAAAGGATCTCCTTTTTCGGAAGCTTGTGCCTGTTTATAAGCTACTTCGGCTTGTATCTCTTGTTTTTTAAGTGGGAAAAGCTCTTGGTTCATCTTTTGGTTATCCCTAGAGATCTCCGTTTGAAGTTTGTAGGATTCAGCTCTGTCTTGAGCCAACTGATTTTCCAAGGCTTGCTGCTGAGCTTCAGACTTAATTTTGTCGATTTGCATTTTAGTGGTCATACCTTGCATCACGGAGTTACCCAAAGCTTCGCCAAAGCCTTCACCTGGGGAAGCCAGCATACGGGCACCAAAGGCAAGAAGCGGTAAGTTCCAACCCGGACTTTCTTCTTTAGTCGTGTTTGGTTGAGCCATTTGCTGTGTAAAGCGGGCCATCTGTTCATCGTTCATTTGAGAACCGTCAGGGTTCAAATAGGAGCCCTCAGGAGATTCTGAAGGTGTTTCTTCGGGGCTCTCTTTAATACGGTGCTTGTCCATCATCTCGGCTATAGCTAAAACATTCTTATTCATTTCTGGGTCAAGGTCGTCGGGACTCATGTTGTCGGCAAAGAACTTAGCGAATTCAGGTGAGGATTTACGACCAACTTTACCTTCAGAAGCATCATAAGCCGCAGCTTGCTGTAGTTGGTACATAGCTTCGTTTTTATTTTTGTCACCCAAATTAACCGTATCTTCTTCCTTGGGTTTTGAAGGGGAGGTTAGCCAGTCACCCAGCAATTGAAGATCTGTGGTAGGCGCACGAAGAGCCTCTAAAGGAAGTGTTCCTACAGCAGCACCTAATGAGCCTAAGCCTAGAAAACCGTTTTTACCGTAACCTGCAGCCTTGGTTAAAGGTGAATCGTCTTCAGAAGGTGAGTAGGCAGCTCTACGGTTAGACTTAATAATTCCCGTTAAAGCTTCGTAAAGAGGGTTCAAAATATCCCTGTCATGGCTAACAGAGCCGCCAGAAGCGTAACCCTTCACTTGGCCGCCTTCCTTAAAAATAGATCCGCGTAAGGGTCCGTTGACAAGGTTGTAAACACTGGAGCCAGTACCAAAACCTGTACCACCCATCATGCTGCTTAAACCCGCCATTCCAGAGCCTAACATTCCTCCCAAAGAGCCCAGGCCACCTAAGCCTAAAGAAGCTCCGCCCGTGAAAGGTGCAGCCAGCATCGAGCCTAGCCCGAGCATGGAGCTTAAGGGGCTGCTGCCTGGTTGCGTTTGGGTATTTGTCGTCGTACCTTGAGTGTGCTGGCTAGTCGTAAGTTGAGCCATAGGATAAAGGATGCTGCTAAGAAAGTTAACTTGGTCATACGGATACTGCTGTTGTTTAGCGAATTGACCGTAATCCCAGTTCAAACCTTGTTGAGCCTGATTTTGCTGTGTAGCCCCAGTTTGCTCCAAAGCAGCCAGACCCGTAAGATCCTGTGCCTGGTTTGCACCTGCAAGTTGGCTCATAAGGGTTCCTGAGTTCAACTGGTTTTGTTGCTGGCTCAAAGCTAAGTTCTGAGCGTCTCCGTAAGCTGTTTGAAGACCTTGTGTCTGTATGTCGCTCAAACGCGTGTTTAAATCGTTGTAAGCGTTAGCCTCGACAACGCCGTGACGGTCTCCACCGAAAGCTCCTGCGTTGGCTGCAGCGTCACCTATAGAGTTCATTTGAATATCGAAGTCGCGCAAAGCACCGCGTTTGGTTTGATCCACAACGTTTTGCATATAAGGCGACATATACTGAGAGATATCGGATGAAGTCAGATTTTGAGAGCCGGAATTCAAAAGACTTTGTGCCTGGACTTGCAAAGGGTTCTGCTGTCCTTGCATGTCCTTGACACCTTGAAAAGCTTGAAGTTGCTCAGGCGTAAGACCTGCGACACCTTGGCCTGTGTAAGGTGTGTAAGGGCTAAGAGACAAAGAGTTAGCTCTGTTGGCTAAATCAGGAAATAAATCCTTCAAGTAGTCAGGTAAAACAGGTGTCTGTGTTTGGTCGATTGAGGAAGTGGAAGTGGATTTTTTAGAACCACCTAAAAGGCCGCCCATAGTGTTTTAAATTCCGAAAGTTAACAAGAACCCACTCTTTTTGAAACCTTGTTTCTCGAAAAGTCTTTCTTTGGCCGGTGTTCTGTCGTTACTCATGAAAGTCATGATTACCGGTAATTTATTTAATTTTGAAAAATCTTTCATGGCTCCTGCCAGAGCTTTAAAGACTTTCCCACCTTTACGGTGTTCTGGGTCTACAAAAAAAATGTAGTCAGAAATAACAGGAGTCGAACTCCACCAAGTAGTAACTATCTGAGTTCCTACAAAGCCTTTTATTTTACCTTCTTCTTTGAAGATAAACAAAGGACTCTCAGACCATTTATCGTAAAAAAACTCTGTTGTTTTAGCTAGGTCTACTTTAGGCAGGTTTTCAAAACCATGTTCTTTAGGGATCGTAAGGGCCATCTTAATGACAACCGGCAGATCTTCTTTAGCTGCGGTAAAAATCAAAGGTTGTTACTTTGTCTGTTTACTTGTCGCTTGGCTCACCATCTCGGATAAGGGAGGGGATTGCTCTTTACCCCCTTGTTTCATCATAGCACGCACTTGCGTGATAATCTGGTTTAAAACCCTGGAGCCAGCGTCTGAAGAACCATTACCCACAAAAGAGACTACATCAGCGGGAAAAACAAATTCCCCTTCTGACAGGGCTGCGGGTTGTTCTCCGTCTATTTGTGCGGGAACAAAGTCAGCAAGACCTCCACCGGAACCTTGGACAGGTCCTGCCTGTTCCGAAGGATCATTCATAATGTCACCTAAAAGGGAAGATATGGGGTTCATAGGCATGTAGGTTGGTTTGCTCGACTTTTACAGGGTATATTCTATCATTCCAGACAGGGTAGATCAATTTATTTAACTAATGTGTATTTAAAGATACGATTGGTTGAAACATCGTTCGCGTGGTAAACAGTGAAAAATTGGGTATTTGGGACACAATAGAGGGTTCCACCGGAGATCTCTAAGGCTGCATCACTTGTGTAGGCGGTCAAATGCACAACACTCTTAGCTGTACAGGCCAAATCGTTAACAACAGTGCTTGTAGCACCAGCTGTTAAGGTGACAGACCCTTTATTGGCCGTAGCCCTACCTAGCTCCCTGTCAGTATCTGTCAAATAAATAGTTAAGCCCCTGACCAACTCACTAAGAAAACCTTTTGTTTTAGGGTCTGCAAAATCTGTGGGTTCCGGTAGTCTAATTGTCGTCATTAGCGGCCACCATCAGGCTTGATCGCCAAGCGCGTAACGCCCAGTCTAAAGTCACCACCTTGGGTGCTTGTGGAATATTCTAAAGAAGCCTGTCTACCACGTGCCCTCAAACTAATCTTTTGAGTAGCACTGGTAACCTCAAAGGGTCCCTTTTCTTGAGTTTCTGTTGAGTTGGGGTATTTTTTAGCCCTAAAAATAAAGTTGGTTGTTTTGATAAAAGTTCCGTCAGGAATGATTCTGTCTACAAAGACAAAGTCCTGTCCATCACCTATATCAAAATCAGCTGTTCTTAAATAAGCTTTTAAGTTAGAGCCATCATCGTCTTTACCTACCTCATGGGAATAGAGTTTTCCATCAGCCCCTGTAGCGTATGGCCTATCAAAAATATCAATGTCATTCCACGCAGTTCTTACAATCGTACCGTCATACCAAACGCGATCCAGGTAGTTATAAACCACATAACGGCTGTTTTCTATTTCGTTGTTAGCAGGATAAAACCACCAAACCTCGTCAAACTCCGTGTTGGCACCGGCATGTACTTTTTCTTTTTGGTCAAAATTTAAAGAACCTTCGCTGTTAGGGGAAAAGATGTATTTTTGAAGGGAACAGAACAACGTTTGAACAACACCATCGTACTGGTAAAAACCTGTTGGGGACATCCAAAAAACAACACCGTTTACATCCACGGCAGCGTGTTGAGAAACAATCCCAGGGATTTTACCCAGGTTGTCGAAAGAGAAGACAAAGTCTCCACCGATTCGACGCATAGAGTGTAGGGCTTCGTCTGTAAAGATAACGATTTCGCGGCGTGTCTTGAGAGCTGTAGAGATAAAAGAGCCGGATTCAAGCCTAAAAGAACCCGCTTGGTTTGTCGCTGCGGCAGTCCAAACGTTATAATTTTCACTATCACTCCAACGAATCAAAAGCGGATCAAAGATACCAGACACATTGTGCGTTCCAAAAGCCACAACGTGACGTGCGGGTTGAGCTACAAGCATAAAATTTACGACACTGGGGGCTGCTGAAGAAATTACTCTGGCCCGTGTGTCTAAGCCATCAGAGGCGACCCAGGTATAGATTTTACCGCCTTTAGGGTTAGCCAAAAGGTCTTCACCCCAGTTGTCCAGGGACCATTGGCGAAGCTCGGTGCCTACGCCAGAACCACCGCGAGGACGACCCCAACCGGCGCTTAAACTGGTACCCACAGAAACCCCTGGGGTTCCCCAAGTACCTGCACCCCAACCGGCAGCAAACCCGTTGTCAGCGTCACCGGAGTCCAAAAGGAACTGAAAAACAGCAGCACCGCCACCTGCGGATACACAGGTTGTAGCGGAAGTCGAGGATTCGATGATGAAGTAATTCGTACCAGCAGATACAATCTGGTATTCACTTAAAAGGTTTATACCGCCTATGCTGGCTGTGGTTGCGAAAAGAACGTAGTCACCCGTGCTGCGGTTGTGACCGTCCACACAAACAGTGATAAAAGATGAGCCTGAAGTTACATGAAAGGGGTTTGAAACGGAAGCGGAGCTTTCAATCGGTGTAACATCGGTAATCTGTCCACCGTTGTATATCTCCAGTTTTTCGTTCGTACCTACAGCAATATATTTGTCTGAAGCAAGATCAGCCCAGGTAAGCATATCTCTAGGTACTCCTATGAAAGCTTCAGGTGTTGTTTGCTCTTTGGTCCAGCCACCTATTTTTTCAGGGCGCTTGTAACGAAACCTTACGTGGTCACAATCTACATACTGACCCTCGGCATCATAATCGGTTGTATTGCGATTAATACCGGGAGCAATGTTTATCTTCTGAATTTGTGTGTCAGAGCTACTCATGGACTTAAGTTTTAATCATCCAGGTTACAACTTTATAGGGTGCTAAGGTAACCGTGTGGGTGTGCGTTCCACTTGCTGAGATAGTGTGTGAGTGACCGCCACCTGAACCTGTTGTCGCTGTTGAACCTGTAATGGAGACAGTGCTTGACGAAGCAGTTGATGTTTTTCCTAAAGTTGCACCAGGATCACTACCGGCAGAAGATTGTTTTATTGTGTACTGCTCGTTTACGGTAGACACCGTATCGTTGTACGCAGCTGCGCGGTCTGCCGTTAAAGCAGCTCTACCTGCACCATCTGTGCTAAAAACTGTGTGGTAGTGGGCGGCGGCAGTGCCTGTGAGAGTACCAGCGGCGTGACTGTGAGATGGAATGTCAGCTTCTAAAAGTGTGTAAGAACCTGTAGAGCCACCGTGGCTGTGGTCACCGCTGGCACCTGTAACAGTCGCTCCGGCGTAAGATCCACCAGAAGCTGTCAAAGAACCTGTTATGTTTGTCTTCGGAGTACCCGAGTCGTCTTGATTGGCACCTATAACAAGAACATCCCTTAAATCAGGAACGTTGAATGTTGTGGTGCCGTTACCTGACCCATGTAAGGTACCAATAGCTGCAAACAAAGCCGCATACGTCGAACGAGAAACAGCTTGACCATTACAAAACAACCAGCCACTAGGAATAGAAGCGATTGTACCAGCCCAAGGTTGGAGCATTCCTGGTTGAAATATTCGTGTGCTATCTGTCGTAGAAGCAACGTTAGCCACTTTTATAACGTTAGTACCATCACAAGCTACAATCATTCTGTCGCCAGCGGCGAGGTCAACGCTGCTACCCGAACCCGTTGATATTGTCACGGTATAAGACCCACTGTAATCAGAGAGTATTACATACATTTTGGATTTAGAAGGAATGAAAACGCTTAGATCACCACTTACAGTTCCTGTTAACTGCAGAATCATGTTACGGGCTTCGTCAGAAGCACCGTTTAAAGTCGTTAAAGTGTGGTCTGCGGAGCCGGATATGTTTTCTGTGTGCATACCTGCTATAGAGTCTTCAATTAACTGAAAATTGGTGTCAGCCAGGTCCCCCCAGGTGAACTCGTTTTCCCCGTTGGCCTGGTCAATAAAACGTAGAAGGCTTGTGTATGTGCTAGGCATTTAAAATCTCGGCTATACTTTACCGGACAAGGTGTTTTGTTCGGGGTTTTGAGGTGTTTTCGCGCTATCACGTCTCGAACGTCTAGCTTCGTTATTCAAGCTTTCTAGAGCTCGTGCGTATTTGGTTTCCCAAACGGCGTCTCTCGTGCTGTAGTCTTTCATAAACTCTGCCATGTTTGACATAGTAGCGTAATACAAGGCGTCAGGGCAGCGAAGAGAGAAATAATTTGTCGATGTAGAAGCGTTTAAATGTTCGACATCTTTGACGCAGTTAATTGTGAAAACAAAGTTTTGATCTGGGGGTGGTGCCAGCATCCAGGCTGCGCTGTCCCAGTTGGAGAAATATTTAGGCTGTCCTAAAACAGAAGGGTTGGGCCAATAATCTTTCATAAAACTGGCAGTTTTCATTACGGGGAAAACAGCGCTTGAAGATACATTGTAAAACATATCTTGCACTACGCGGTACCCTTCAGGTTTGAATAAAAACTGAGATCCTGACGTAGCTGTGACAGAAACCACTTCTGAAACACCGTCCGTGTCCAGCTCTTTCATTAGTCTTTCTTCTGCTAAATAAATAGCTGTAGGAATGAAAGCTGTGAACTCAGAACTGTCGTCTTCAGCCAAAGCTGCAATCGCAGAAACCAAGCCATCATAGTTTGTAGGTAGTAAAGACATAAGGGTGTTTAAACCACGCGCATAAACATGTACGGAGCAAAGCCGCCGCCGCCGAAGGACAAGGAGCTTGCTGAAGCAGGTAAAGAAGAAACAGTAGCCGCCATATAAGCAACACCATCTTGAGCCGTTGCACCTGTAGTGCCGTTTTTCCAGCTGTCAACACCAGCGTACACAAGTGTAGGGTTACCTGTACCACCCAAAGCGCGGCAACCTAGCCAGTAAGTACCTGGGAAAACTGTAACGGATACTGTGGCTTCTTTTATTCCAATTGTCGTGAAAGGAACTGAGCTGGACTCAAAGATTTTTGCTCCAGGAGCGCCAGCAGAGTCAGCGTAAAGACCAAAAACACCGTTACAGCCAGCAACAGCACCGTCCACGACAACACCTACACGCGTCCAAACCTTTTTCTCTGGGCAAACCCAAGGGGCCATCCAAAGAACGCTCGAAGTCATCGGTGTGGCTGAAAACAAGGCATTAATACCTTCAATACCGTAATACCTGTTATTCGCAACTGTTAGGCGGTTTCTAGGAACTACTTGTTGTAAACCAACTTCGGCTATACCGTCCGTCCTGAAAATCCAGTCAGAGTTGGAGTTGAACCCAAAATATTTGTTCTGGTATTGACCGTGATTTGTTAAAGGAGCCATATAGAACCCTACGCCGTAGAGTGCTGTGCCTCCTGCAGAGTTTTCTGCACAAGTATCAAAAGCTGTGATAAAAGCAGAAGCTACGTTGGCTGTACCTCTGTTCACACCAACACGACCTTCAACACCGATAACCAGCGCATCAGTGCCTAGGGCATCCTTATAACCATAACCAATAACACCACCGTAATGTCCTACACCAGATATGTCGGCAGAAACCCCTACGTGGTTCGTTTTACCAAAAACAGCAAAGCGAACTGCTTGAGTGCCAGCAGCAGGAGACCAGTTGTACTCTACGAAGTTGTACCCAACATCCGAAAAGGTGCCCATGGCAACCAAAGACGAAGAACAAGAAACTGAAATCTTTTGACCTGTGTATTGGATTCCCAAAGTGGCTGACGTAAAAGGTATGTCTGTAAATTTAGCGAAAGCTGAAGAAGAGGTTTTTGTCAGGTAGAGTGCGTCAGCCTCTGCTGGTTTCATAAAGGCAGAGGAAGATGTCTTGGTTAAGTATAAAGCATCAGCTTCAGTCTGTTTGATAAACGCCGAAGAAGAGACCTTGGTTAAATATAAAGCGTCCGCTTCAGTTTGCTTCATGAAGGCCGAGGAAGATGTTTTGGTTAAAAACAAGGAGGCCGCTGAGGCTGAAGTTATAAATCCAGAACCGTCAACAATACCTTGGGCCAAAGCTGAGGCTTCGGCGGAAGTAACGAAAGAATCAATGTCGGCGGAAGTAATAAAACCTAAGCCCGTAGCAACTTGAGATAGAGTAGCCCTGCGGACACCCACGTTTTGAGAAATCAAAATGGAGTCTGTTGTTGAAACTTCAGTGGCTTGGGTAAACGTGTTACCGTCGTTCTTTATAAAACTCATTAGGGTCTACTCCGGGTCTTCTTCAGCTAAAGCTGGTTGTGGATCTTCAGTGATAATTAGGAAAGTGCCATCTTCAAAAAAGATGTAATTGGGTTTTGGATCAGTCACGTCTCGTCTAACATTTTTAAGACCGATAGCCTCGCGGGTATCAGCAGGGAAGTTTTGGGGGTGATCTACACGGTTCCACATGCCATCAGATTCAGATTTATGAACAAACAAGTTGGTACCCGGTTCAAAGATCATCTCTCTGTAGGGAAACCTGAAACCAGAGCGGTCAGAAATAGCCCAGGCATGTTTACCTGTGGCCCATTTATGACTAGAACGTCTGTTGTTTTGTTTAGGTCTTTGCGACACTAGGAACCTAAAATAGTTTTACTGGCAGGGTAAACACTGTAATCAATTCTTTCTCTGTCTTCTTCCAAAGCTAGCTGCAAAGCCTCTAGATACTCACTCTTGTAGTAAAGAACAGTTTGAAGATCTGCTTGTCTAATTTCAGACATTTTCCAACGCAACCCGTTAACAATCGCCTGTAGGTACCTGGTAGAAAAGTCCACCAGCTGGTAGCTTTTGGTTATATCGGCTACTTTCACACAACTCCAAGTAATAAACTTATAAGTTTGTGCGTTTGGTACCGGCCAAAAGTTGACGGTTAATTCATCTCTTTGACGATCCACCATAAATTGTGTGGGGCGACCCACAGTATCTTTAATCGGGATCTCTAACCAGTCAGCTAAAGATATTCTTTGTATGGGTATGTCTAAAACTTGTGTAGAAGAAGACGTGCGAATAATAGCATCAAAGACATTCAAAGTGGAAGACCCCAAGGAATATCCTAAAGAACTAGCCGAAGTCAAAGGAACGACAACTTGCTCCATTGAAGCAAGAGGAACCATCCCTCTATTTTGCATGTCTATGAAAAGAAGGTTTAAAGCTCTACGCGCCAATCTGGATTCGAACTGCGTGACGTGTTCACCACCTAAGCCCTCCAGGGCTTGCTCGATGATTTCATCTACAGGTAAATCAAAAGTTTTTGTCGTTCCTACCGTTTCAACCATGTGCTATCTCTTAAATATACCTGCTTTAGTTATTTTAGTTGTCAAGCTAGAGGAGGTCGTGCTGTCAGCTATTGATACCAAACGCCACTCAAGAGACATTCCTGAGCCGGATGAAATAGCCAAATCAGGAGTAAATATTGTATACACACCGGGTGTGGAGTAGGTTTCAGCCAACAGCAGGTTAGATCCTGAGTTACCGCTACCATCAAAACCCCTGGTGGTTACTTTTGTGGGTACACCTGTGCCGGTTAAGCGTAGCTCCAATCTGAATTCAAAAACGTTAGAAGGTGTAGAAGGTATTTCAACTTCAGCCAAACCGTACACAGTATCACCCACTGAGAAACCAGAAGACGTTGTTTGAGACAATCGCATTTCATCAGTTGCCCCACCAGAAGTTATGTTTTGTACCAGCTGTTGGACATCACCTGTCGCTTTCGATCCTGTGCGGTTCTGCGCTGTATTGACGCCTGTAAGCGTATAACCAGTCGCAACAGAACCTGTAGCGTTAGACCCTGCTGTACCCCCTGTACCCGACAAAGTTGGATTCGACAAAAGGTTACCTGTAGTGTAATTCACAGTGTTGTTACCGTAGTACGAAACCAAAGTGTCTTTAATCTTTTTACCAACAGCGTAGGCACCATAAGGACCAAAGTGAAGATCGTCGTAAGCCATGTTTGCTACTATTCCTCCTGCTCCATCAGTCGTAGCGGCGTAGGCGTCAACGCAAACACAGCGGCCCAATCTGGTTCCGTGTTGAGCCATAATCCAGGCGTTTACAGTGTCCATAGTCGCTTTCGCTGTCACAATCTGAGGGGCTGTGAGGGTTGACCAGTTAGACCTGGCGGTGATCGTGCTCCAAATTAAACGCTTACCTAAAACAAGACAGTTGTAATCCGCGATTTGGTTCAAAGAGCTTATAATAGCCGAAGGTGAGGCTGTAAGGGCCACAATGTCATTTGTACCACCCATAAAGAAAAGAGTGTCGTAAGTAATCGCTGGAAGATCTGTAGTCATACGGGAAACCATCTGGACAGTTGTGTTTCCTGCTATACCCAGGTTGTTTGCCGGTAAAGGAAATTTCATACGGTTTCCAGCTAAGGCGTTATACCAAGTGTAAGCTCCAACATTCTCCAGGTTTTCGTCTGTTGTGCTTCCGCCGATATCCATGTAGGCCGTGATGGAATCACCTAAAGCTGCTGCGGTGATGTTTCCGGTTAGCAAAGGAACGGCCACAGGTCCATTTGCAGCAGTCGGTGGCGTGGATTTGTAAGGGTGCCAAGAGGGTAGGTTGGAAGTTAAGCCGTGTTTCCAAGCCAAGTAACCTTCCATCTCGTAAGCGTAAGTGTCGTCGGTGCAAATGATAATTTCGTATATATCACCTGTCATAAAAGCACCTGCGGAGGTTCTCAGTAAACAGCCTACCGCAAATCTGTTTAGAGTCAAACTGCCGGATCGTGTAATACCTACAATGGTTGTTCCTGCCGTTCCATCCAAATAGCCAGCCATAGCCAAGCCGCTGTCCACAAGACGCACCAGATTTTTTGTACCGTCATAGGCTGTTATCGTATTTCCGGTAACGTTCGAAGACAGAACGCCAGCTGCGTCATTTCTTAAAAAAAGAATGTTGTCTGAAGAAGCTGCTGTAGCCTTTACACCAAATTGGTAAACAGGGCTACCCGAAGACGAGCTACCCTCAGCTATGATCCCTGTGCCGTTCTGCGTGGGAATGTTACAAACCATGTAAATGGCGACTTTACCGTTTGCGTACATCCAGGGGGATGAATTGAACAGGTAGTCACCACCGTCAAAAGACATTTTTGTTCCATCCCAAGTGGGTCTCAAGGTGGAAGCCCCTGCCTGTGCCAAGTGTCTTGCGTTGGTCGATTTGTCGTTCCAAGCAGAGCAAACTCCTGCGGGGGCTGTGATGGTAGCTGCGTCAGTTGCATCGTACCAAGCGCCTAGTTTTGAGCCAGCGTTTGTTGGAGAAAAGGGTACGGCAGATTCACCACCAACACCTGATAAGTTGGAGGAAACATTAGACAAAAGAGTGCTGAGAAGGTTGGACGAAATAGAGCGCAAAACAGGGAGAGCCCTAAAGGATACCCACAACAGTTGCTGTGCCAGAAGCACCGACTTTTTCAATGCGGATGGCTTCTACAGGACCGTTGACCACGGTTGCAAAAGAGTTTGTTGCTGTCGTGTATGAAGAGGAACCTGCTGAAACCGTGTCCTCTAAATGCGAGAAAAGAAGGGTT